TATCCTTTCTTAGCGGCTGGGTTAGCAGAGCCTGCCGCAGAACTCGGCTGGCATCTTGTCTTTCTTCTTGCAGTTGCAGGACGAGCACGCGATCACGATGTTCTCTGGACCATTGGAGCCGCCCTTGCTCAGCGGGATGACGTGGTCGACGTGGTAGTCCTCGCCAACCTTCTTCTCGCAGTAGAGGCAGCGGCCGTTCTGCCGCTCATACTGGACCCGTACATCGGCGGCCGTATGGTCGCCGGTTGCTGCCGCAATCAGCGCGCGCCTCCGGTTGTGATACTCGCTGTTCTTCTGAGGGTTGGACCGCATCCAGTTGTTCAGGTACTCCCGCAACTGGTCCCGGTTCGCACGCTTCCACTTCCTCGCCGCCGCGCGTCGGGATGCTTCCCTTTCGTCATCTGACATCGGCACAATCGGATGCAGAACCCGCCGCTTCATGTACCTGGCATGGTTCCGCTCGCGCACGACATCGCGGTTGTCCGCGCCCCAGTCGCGGGCCGCCTGCTTCACACATGACTTACACCAACCATGTAGCCCACTCCGCGTGTGCTTCGTCGCGTAGAAGAACTCTGTGGTCGCAGGGAACGTCTGACCGCATTTGGGGCAGGTCTTCACAATCAATCAACTGCTATTCCGACGAAGCCGTCCCACGTCGGGGCGGTGCCGCCGGTCCAGGCCCACGACATGCTGACGTGCTCGAGGATGCCGGAGGCGACGGCGAGGACTTGCGCCCCGACTGCCGTGACGGTGGCGAAGGTGCCGATGTCGGCGAAGCTGCCGTGCGTCGCCGAGGTGCGCAGCTTGACGACGAGGTTCGTCGCCGTGCCGGTGTAGGTGCAGACGTGCAGGTAGGCGTGCCCGCCGGCGGAGACGGAATCGGGTCGCGTCGACCAGGTCGCGTCGGTGTTGGCATCGGCCACGTGCGTCGCGTATGGGGCCACTACGGTGCCCGTGTTGACCTCGCCGGCGACCACGAAGGTGGGCACCAGCTCGTCGACCTTATCGGGCGAGACGGCCACTTCTACGGCCCCGACCTTGGCGCTCTGGAAACCGTAGAAGGACATGTCCACGGCGTTGCCCGAGAGCAGCGCCGAGACGACCGCGCCGCTGGTCTCGAGCGCGGCCACGGTATCGGTGGTGGGACTGTTGAGCACGCCGCTCATGGCGAGCTCGGCGTTGCGCCTGCCGGTGTCGCACTGCGTCGGCCAGGCGGTGCCGAGGAAGGTGCGCTGGTCGAGGACGGCCGTCTCCTTGATCGAGAGGGTCTCCATGACGGGGGCCACGTTGACGGCGCCGACGAGCACGTAGGCGGCGTCGTGGCCAGCCTTGTAAGCCATCACTTCACCGCCTTGATGAACTTCTCACGCAGCAGCCAGGGGATGTCCTCGGGCGGCAGGTCGGTGGACTTCTGCCCCTTCTTGAGGTGCAGGTACTTGGCCTTCTCGACCTGCCCGGAGGTGGCCAGCTTGTAGTTCAGCGGGCCGTCCGGGTAGTCGATGTCCGTGAGGGCCACGTACTCGGTCTTGCCTTGCGCCGCAGGGGCCGCGGCGGGCTGCTCCTTCTTTCCTGCCATAACGGCCTCCTTATGGGGCGGTGTAGTGCGCCTGCACCCGAAGGATGAAGGCGATGCGGCAGTCGCGCGCCGCGTCGAGGGCGAACTGGCTCATGGTGTAGGAGACGAGCAGCACGTCGCGCACGGTGCCGTCCATGGTGTCGTTGCCGATGCACTCCGACTGCACCTGCGTGAGGATCTCGAGGGCGCGGTCGCGAGCCGCCTTGATGACGCTCTCGCCGCTGCCCGGCTTGACGATCCAGATGCGGCCCTCGACCTCGTAGGTCTCGAAGGACTCGCGCTGCGGCACCGTCGGGTAGTCCTGGTCGACGCCAGTCTCCTCGACGGCCAGGACGATGTTCTCCGGGCCGATGTCCTTCTCGCCGACAGGCCCGGTGAAGACGCGCACGCCGCTGAGGCCGTCGCGTTCGCAGAGGGCGTCGCGCAGGGCGTCGAGGAAGGCGCCGAGAGATGAGGCCGTGGCCATCTCAGGCCACTCCCGGGACGCGCATGCTGTAGAGGCGGATGGCGCGCCGCACCTCGGCGATGCGATGCCAGGCGTTGTCGGCGTAGCCATCGCCGGCGGCGAAGGAGACGTCCATGCCGCCGGCCTCGTAGGACTCGGCGCTCCAGGGCACGTTGCTGGTGGGCAGTTCGGTGACGGTCACGAGCAGGGCGGCGCGCTTTATCTCGCTGGGCACAGTCGCGTGCCCGGCCGTGTAGGTCACCTTGAGGTTGCGCACGCCGTTCGGCCACACGGCGTCCTCGCGGTAGAGCAGGCCGCTGTCGGAGACCTGCAGGTCGGCGAGCTCGTCGGCGGTGAAGGCCGTCCAGGTGGCGTCCTCGCGGTAGCTGACCGCGCTCACGGCGCTGACCAGCGGCCAGTCCAGCATAAGGGTATGGCTCCAGTCGCCGTCGTGGTACTCGTCGGTGTGCGTGGTCGTGATGAAGTCGACGCCGCAGACGCGCGAGAGGAACTCGCGCACCTCGGCCTCCTTGGCGCTGATCGCGGCGGCCGTGTAGGTCTCGTCGTCGAGCTGGCCTTTGTCGAAGGCGCGCGCCTCGGCGACGGTGAACAGGCCGGAGCAGTAGTTGAAGTAGTCGGCGACCGTGGTCGGGCTGGTGCCGCCGGCCGTGGTCAGGGTGACGTGTACGGCGCCCGTCCCGGCCGGGGCGATGGCGTAGGCCCTGGTCGCCGAGCCGCCGGCGAACGCGGTGGCCGGCGTGGCCCCGAAGGCGACGGCGGTCGGCGTGCCGAGGGCGGTGCCGACGATGGTGATGGTGGTGCCGCCGTCTGCGCTGCCGCTCGTCGGCGCTATGGAGGTGATGGCGGGGACGGCCATGTCAGATGCGCTTGGTCGCGCCCACGACGATGGCAGCCACGGAGGCGTCACCCGAGTCGTTCATCACGGCCAAGTAGCACTGTTCGTAGCCGCCGGTCGGCAGGGTGTAGAGCGCCCCGGCCGTGGTCGAGTTGGCGGCCACGTCGGCGTAGGTGCTGGTGATGTCGGGCGGGACCATCAGCCCGGCGAGGGTCGCGGCCTGGCTCACCGCGCAGTTGCCCGCAGCCGTGCCGGTGACCGCCTGGATGACGGTCGCCATCTCGCCGCTCGTGCCGGCGGGAGTGCCGGGCGTCAGGGTGACCACGGCCAGCGCCGGGGTCGCGAGGATGCCGGGGCAGTCGATGTCCTTGACGGTGAGCTGGAGGCCGGCCGCGGTGACGGTGAGTACCTTCGTCCAGGTCGGCGTGATCGAGAGCTCGGCCTTGGTCGCGGTCCCAGGCGTCGCGGCGGCGATGACTCCGGGCACGCCGCCGGCCACTTCGACGGCCAGCGTGACGGCGTCGCTCGAGGCGAGCGTGACGGTGTCGGCCTCGGAGTCGCGGGTCATGGAGACGACGTTGGCCACGGCCACGGCCGTGATGCCGGACACGCCGTAGGTGGCGTCGTTGATGCAGGCGGCGAGCGAGGTGGCCGCGGCGTTGTCGCCGGAGAGGTTGTCGAACTCGCCGGCCGTGAGGTCTTCGGCGGCGGCCGAGGTGAACACCTGACCGTTGAGGGTCACGGTGTCGTCGTCGATGCTGCCCAGACAGGTGACGTTGTCCTTGTGGTTGATGGCGAGGACGATGCTGGCCAGCTCGGTCGCAGCCGTGACGTTGAGCAGGTACTGATGGTTCGGGTAGTTCGCCGAGGTCCCCTTTGCGACGATGGTGTGCAGGCCCTCGTCGGTGGTGATGAGCAGCTTGTCCGCGGCGGCGATCGAGGTGCCCGCGGTGACTACCGAGTAGTCGGCATTGATGAGCGCCGCGAGGGCCGCCGCGTCGGCGGTGTTGTCGCCGGAGACGTCGAACTCCCAAGCGTCATAGGTCGCCGTGTTGGCGGTCGCCTCGCCGGTGTAGGTGATGCCGTTGATGAACAGGGTCTCGGTGTCGGCGAGGCTGGAGAGGGTGAGCGTCACCGAGTCGACCACGGAGCGCGCCTTGTAGAGCTGCACGTCGTGTTTCTTCGTCGACTGCACGCGGAAGTCGACGGCGCTCGTGGTGTCGTCTGAGGTGTCGCAGCGCACGTAGAGCCACTCGTCGTCGGCGACGGTGCCGATCTTGCCGAGGCCGCCGGTCGAGCCGGTCGCCTTGGCGAGCACCAGTTCGGCGGCGGCGACTTGGCCGCCGCCGCTGCTGCCGTAGACGACGACGGCGTCGGCGTAGGTGCCGTCGCCGAGGTCGACGAGCTTCTTCGTGATGCCGCTCGTGCCGATTACATGAGTCGTGTTCGCCATGTGGAGCTCCTAGCGGAGAAAAACTCCGGTCACTTCGGTTTGCGGGTGCGCGGCTTCGGCTTGGTCGTGCGCTTGGCCGTGGTCTCGGGCGCGGGCGCGGCCTCGGCGGTCTCGATTTTCTGGATGTCCTCGAAGACGATGGCCTTGACCGGCGCGGCGAGCTCCTCGACGCCCTGCTGCTTGCGCAGGAGGACGATGCCGTAGGAGGGATCGACCTCGATGATGTCGCCCTGCTTGGCGTCGCCGACGCCCTCTGGAGTTGTGATGCGGATCCTCATGCCGTCTCTCCCACGGTGCTGACGGCGTACTCGACGTAGACCTCGAAGTGCGTGGCCGTGGCATCATCTGCGCTGGCAAGGACCGCGATGGGCTTGTTGACGGCGAGTGCCGTGAGCAGGTTCGTGGCGACGCCGGTCGTCGCTGTACCGGCGCGCAGGACGGCGAGGTTGGTAAGCCCGGCCTGCGTGTAGTTGACGACGGTCGTGGTGAGATCCCAGACCTTCACGTTGGCACTTGCCGAGTTGCCGGTCGAACGTGCCCAGGAATCGAGCACGGTGTACTTACGGTCGGCCGCGGCGGGGACGAGGTTGTAGCCGGCGGCGGCCTGCGCCTTGGTGATCTTCGCGTAGGCGCTTCGCACTGTGGGGAACGTCTTGACTGCCATGTCTCGCCTCCTTAGCTGGCCGTGTTGCCTCTGCCGATGGTGTACTGGATGCAGTAGTCGACTGCGGTCGCGCCGCTCATGTCGGTGATGGCGGCGAGCTTGAGGCCCACGCCCGGCGCGTTGGCCAGGCCGACGTTCGTCGAGACGGTGTTGGAGACGCCGACGCGGGCGACCACGTCGCGGGCGATGTTGGCCACCGGCCACGAGATGACGACGATGGGCGTCGCCGCCGTGGTCTGCAGCTCGATCGCCGAGCAGCCCGCCGTGGTCCCGCCGATGGCGCGTATCCAGGCGTCGATGACCTTTATCTGGCGGTCGCCGGTGTAGGTCACGCCGGGATGGACGGCGGCCACGCAGACCATCGTCGCGGCGCTCGGCGACAGCGTGACGGCGAGCGGATGACCGACGAGAGTCGTCAGGGTGACGACGTTGGAGGCCGCCAGGGCGCTGACGCGCGGCACGCCGGCGGTGGCATGGTTGATGCAGGTCGCCAGCGCCGTGGCCGCGGTGTTGTCATTGGTGTTGATGAACTGCCGGGAACCCGCCGCGGTCGCTCCCTTGGCGGTGTAGGTGATGCCGTCGATGACGATGTATTCGTTGACCTGCACGCTGGTGAGCGTGACGGTCGCCTTCGTGGCGACGACGCCGTCCGCGGGCAGGATGACCGTGCCGTAGTCGGAGCCGACGTTGACCTGCGTCGCGCTGAGCTGTCCGTAGCAGACGCGGACCTTGGGGTATGTGATGCCAGCCATGTCCGCCTCCCTTACGTGGCCGCGTTGCCGACGGGTTCGTAGACGTACTTGAGCATGTAGTCGAGGCCGGTGGTGACGGTCGCCGCGCTGCCCCCGGCCCAGCCGATGCGCAGGCCCTTGCCGGTGCCCAGCGTGGCGCCGAGATTGGTCACGGTCACGTTGGTCTCGCCGCAGCGGGCGACGACGTTCTGGCCGAGGGCGCCGGCGGTCGCCGAGATGACGTCGGTGCCGGCCGTGTCCTCGACGACGATGGCGGTGCAGGCGCCGATGCCGCTGCCGATGGCGCGCAGCCAACCGTCCACGAGGCGGATGTTGTAACCGGCGCGCGGCGTGATGACGGTGGTGCCGGCGCCGGTGCCGACTTGGAGCTGAGTCTGCGTGAGCTGCCCCATCGCTACTCTGGTTCGTGGGTAGTGCGCCATTTACGGCGCTCCTTCCGGTAGTGGGCGGGACGGGGCCAGTCACGGCCCCGCCCCGATAGGCCCCGCTGTTAGGCGAGGATCAGGTGATGGATCGCAGCCAACTCCACGCTCGCGCTGTCAAACCAGCGAGCCCAGCGCATGGTGGTCTCGAAGGTGGTGAAGAGGAAGTCACGGCTGAAGCTGATCTCGATGCCGCCGGCGTAGCGCACGACGTAGCCGGCCTTGACGTCGCCGAAGACCAGCGGCTTGAGGCCGGTCGTGCTCGCGGCCATGTAGCCGTCCTCGAACCAGGGCTTGCCCCAGAGGCGATCGGGCTCGGCGGCCATGTTGGAGGGCTGCCAGAGGTAGTTCCCGGTGTCGTCCTTGGCGACCGCGACCTGCAGGGTGAGGGTGCTGTTGCCGATCCAGCTGGCGTTCGCCCTGTACTGGGGCAGAAGCGAGTAAAACAGGGTCTTGAGTTCGTCCAAAGTCGGCGTGGTCTGGCTCACGGCCGTGACGCCGAGCACCGAGGCGTAGGTGATCGAGTCGGGCAGCGAGGAGCCGGTGCCGATGGCGACAGAGGCGTGGTAGCCGGCCTGCTTGGCACCCAGCGAACGACCGACGAGCGCCGAGAGCACGCCGTTGATGTCGATGTTCGTCGAGCGCATGAACTCGTCCGAGATGGGCACGTACCCGTCGATCCTGTAGCTGTTCAGGGGCACGGTGCCGAAGACGGGATAGGTCGCGCCGGCCGCCGTACCCTCAGCCGTCTTGCCCGTGGTCATGTCGGTGTCGATGCGCGGCATGTTGATCTGGTTGTCGCCCTCGGTCTGGATGATGGTCGGTCCGGCGCGCAGCACGCCAGACTGAGCCAATGCGGCCATCGAGACCTGCGTGTACCAGTCCTGAGGCACGACGTAGCTGCCGTAGACGCCGCTGCCGGCCGTGGTGATGTCGCTGCGCTGCTCGGGCGGGTTGATGGTGAAGCTGACCTGGTTGGTCTTCTTCTCCGCGAAGTCCCGCATCTCGGCGAGCGGCAGGTTGCTGCGGTCGTCGGGGGCGGGAGCCGTGCCGGCGACGAGGGCGGCAGCGTGGTCGCGCGCCTCGGCGGCGGCCAGACGGGCGTCGTCCTCGCGCTCCTGCTCGTTCTGGATGAGGGCGGCGTCGAGCGCCTCCCTCTTGGCCACGAGGTCGGTGCCGGCTGCGGCGCGGGCCTCATCGCTGGCCGACTCGTCGCGGGCGGCGGTGACCGCGGCCCGGTAGTCGGCGTGGAGCTTCTTCAGGTCTGATGCGTCCATGTGGGCTCTCCTCAGAGTCCGGGGATGTATATGGGCACGCGCTTCGGCTCCGGGTCAGGGGCTGCGTCGAGTGCCGTCTCCGGCGGGTCGACGACGGGCTCCTGAGTGGCCGCATCGCGGGTCTTGAGCAGGTCGGGGATGGTCTCGGCGTCGGCCTCGATGTGCAGTTCGCCGGCGAGGCTGCGCACGGCGCGCTTCACGTCGACGTCGGCGCTCGGGTTGGCGCCCCACAGTACGGGGCTGGTCTCCCAGAGGCGCACCTCGGTGAGGGTGCGATGCGGCATCAGGCCGTCGCGCTCCTCCCACTTGTCCTTCACGACCTCGAAGGAGAACGAGGACTGACGCACCTTGCCGGTGGCGATCTTGCGGTAGGCGCTCATGCCGTCGGGGTCGGCGAGGTCGAGGTCGGCCTCGTAGCGCAGGCCGCGTTCGTCGACCTCGAAGCGGGCGCTGCCCGAGTCGACGGTGCCGAGCACGCGCGCCGGGTCGTGCGACCAGACCACGGCGTGCCCGTCGTTCTGCTTGAGCGTCCGCGCGAAGGCGCGCGGGGCCACGGATTCGGTGAAGCCGGCGACCTCGTACTCGTTGCCGAACACGGCGCCGTAGCCGGCGATGGTGGCCGTGCCGTCGACCTGCTCGCGCACCTCGACGGGCGCGGCGAAGATGCGCGTCTCTTTCATTCTTCCTCCTCTGGCGGGGCCACCGGGACCGGCACCAGTTCTGGTTCGGGCTCGGGTTCCGGCTCGGGTGCGTTCTCCTGCCACTGCACCGAATGCAGCGGCTCGTCGCCGCCCTCCAACGGGTTCATGTCCTCGAGGGCGCGAATCTCATTGATGGTCAGCCACTCGCCGAGCTGGCCGGCGGTGTAGAAAGCGACGCGCTGCTCGGGGTCCATGCGCAGCCAGCCGTTCACGTTGAACTTGATGTAGGCAGGTCGCGGCAGCAGCGAGCTGAAGGCGCGTTCGTTGCGCGTGATGCGCGGGAAAAGGCCGGTCTGATACCACAGCATCTGCCGCTGGTAGAGGCCGGTCACGTAGCCTTTGGCGCCCTCCATGCCGCCCGGCGAGACGTACTCGGCGGGGATGCCGAAGAGCGCGGCGATCGTGGCGTCGGTGTACTTCTGCGTCTCGAGGTGCTGCGACTCGTTGGGGCTGACGCTCATCGGCTTCCACTGCGCGCCGCCGGTGAGGATGCCGATGGCATGACTCTTACTCACGCCGCCGTGCTTCTTCTTGAAGGCTTCCTGCAGACGCTCGGCCTGCTCGGCGTTCATCGCGCCGGGGATCTCGATGACGCCGGAGAGGGTCGCGCCGGTGCCGAAGAAGTTGGCCCCGAACTGGCGCGCGGCGAGGCCGGTGCCGATGGTCTCGCGGGCAGCCACCGTCGGCGAGACGCCGCGCAGGGCGCCGGGGATGGGCAGCCCGGCCTTGATGTGCAGGATCTCGGTGGAGGCGAGGCGCACGCGGCCGCTGACGAGCTGCACGTCGTAGACGATGCGCTGCTGGCCGTCCAGCTCGATACGGGTCATCTGCACGGCAAGCGGGTCCAGTACGGAGAGGCCGACGACATTCGTGCCCAATACAGCCTTGAGCAGGAAGGCCGAGTCGAAGAGCTCCTGCGACGCCTGCGCCTCGGCGACGAGGCCGTTGAAGTCCTGGTAGTCGTTCGGTTTCTTGAACCACGCCGGCTCGGGGTAGGCCAGGCGCTCGCCGCCGCGGCGTACCAGGCAGTCGACCGGGAGGCTGCCGATGGTCTGCGCATTGAGGTCGACGCAGCGGTAGACGGCGGGGTGCTCGATGGAGGTGGCCTGCGTCACCTGTATGCCGGAGGCGGTCGGCGTCTGCAGCAGGTCGCCGAAGGAGAGCCAGGTACTGGCCCAGTCACGTTGCTCGGTCTTGCGATTGAACGGCCACATCGCTATTCACGTCCCGGTTTCGTGGTGGCCTCCTCAGTCGGCGAATGAGACGAACTGCACATCAGGCTGCGTCTCGCGATTCATGGCTCTTTCCAGCGCGGTAACAAGTGCTGCCACCATGTCGATTTTCTCGGAACTCTTTTTTTTTGATGGCTTCACGGCGCCGTCGGCGTTGACTTCGGCGACCACGTTGTCGGCGTGCCAGCGCAGTACCGGGTGCCCGCCGTGGTTGAGACCGTCGAGACCACGTCCCACGAGCGTCTCCAGCAGCTTCGACGGCGCGGAGAGGGTGCGGAAACCCTGCCGCACCGGCACCATGAACTCCTCGCCGAGCTCCTCGTTCAGCTCGACGGCGATCTGCGTGGCCTGCCAGGGGTCATAACCGCACGCCCTCATGTCGAAAAGCGCGGCACAATCGACGACTTCCTGCTTCACGGCGCGGTAATCGAGCACGTCGCCGGGCGTGACCGTGATGAAGCCCGCCCGTATCCAGGCGTCGAGCTGGTCCTTCATCGGGGCCCGCTTCTCGAGCGCGGCCTCGGGCAGCCAGCAGCGCATCGCCACGTCGTAGCCCTCGCCGGTGTCGCCGTCGCGCGGAAACACCAGCGCCAGCGCCGTGAAGTCGCTCGTGCTGCCCAGGTCGATGCCGCCGTAGCACTCGCGGCCCTTGAGCTTGGACTCGTCGATGAGGCCACCGCAGGCGTCCCATGCGTTGAGGTTGAACCAGCGCGTCTCGGCGGCCGTCCACTGGCT